TATGCAGCTGTAAAAGCTACAGGCAATATGGGCCCTCCTTTGGTTACTCCGATAATGAAACCATCTACCACTTTAAGTGCTCCTGGCAGATCAGCAGCAATTGCTACTAGCTTGCCTTTAGTATCAGGCGCAGCCGCAGTACCTCAAGATGATGAGGATGAAGAAGCACCTTTGGTCGCTCTAGATCAAACTCAAGTAGAGTTAGATAAAATTAAAGCCGAAGCAGACGCAAAAGCAAAGTCAAAAGCCGAAAAAGAAAAAGCAAACAAATTAAAAATAAAACAAGAAATTGAAAATGTAAATGCTGTTTTAAAAGCTTTAGATTTAGAGGATAAAGAAAACAGAGAAGCTTTTATACAAAAAAGACAAGAAAGAAAAAATAGAAATACAGGAATCTTTCTTAACGAAATGGCTAAAGCAGCCGCAGGAACAGATAATCTTGCAGACGCTATAGCTATTGGAGCAGCAAATGCTTCAGACGCTGTAATGAATGCTGATGAAATAGAAAGACTAGAAGATGTTGAAGCGGGTAAAGAGTTAAGAAAATTAATGGCAGACGCAGCAGAAGATGGTCAAATTAGCGATCAAGACTGGCAAGATTTAACCAAAAGATATCAAGAGTCTGCAACTTTATTGCAGAAGCAAGGTAACTTGATGAATATTGTTGACGAGCTAGATGCAGCCGCTGCATCAGGAAGTGTTACTGGTATTAATGGAATTATAGGAAGATTAATAGATGATATAGCTGGTTTTACTGGTGTTGGTGGAGATGTAGTTGGCGCAGCAACAAAAGCTGTAAACCAAGGTAAATTCTTAACGGCTCAATCTATTACAGAAATATTACAAGAAGGCGGAAAAACTGTATCAGATAGAGACAGAGAATTAATTAAAGATATTATGGCTAATTTTGAAAGTTGGTTTATGAGTAAAGGCGAAGCAAGAGATAATTTATCCAGGGTTAGAGTAAACATGCAATCAGCATTTAATCAAAGTCGAGCAGATTTAATTGCAATCAAAAGAAAGTTTGGCAAACAAATACCAGAGCTAGAAGAGTACGATAAAATTTATGGAATATCGCCAACTCAAACCGATCAAAAGGATGATGCAACTATGCTAGATCCATCTTTAATACAACCTATTGGCTAGTAAATGGCAATAAAAATAAGATTACCCAACGGCAGATTTATTAAAGTCGATACCGACGATATGAATGTTGCTCAAAAAACAGCGGCTCAATATTACAATTCTGGAGAAACTGGATTTGTAGACAACATAACTCAAACAATGGCATCAGAATCAGATAAAAATAATTTTGATTATGAGTCTGGTGTAAATGCTCCTTGGTTAAGAACTAAGCTAGGAGCGATGGAAACTCAAGGCGGTAAAGAAAGAGTTTTAGAAGAAGCTGTTGGTAGTGATGGCTTTACCAGAAACAGCAAAGGCGATCTAGCCTTAACGCCTAGAGGTTTAAGAAAGTTAGGAATAAAGCCAACATCTAATAAATATGTTGTTATTGACGAGTCTGGTCTTTCTTTTAATGACCTAGCAGATTTTTCTGGAATAATTGGACCAATCGTTGGGTCTATTGCAGGATCTATTTTTACCAGAGGAAAACTTAAACCAAAATTTCCTGGACTTAAAGATGTAAGTATTAAGCAAATAGGCGCTATATCAGCTGGTACAGGCGTTGGAGCAGCTGGTGGTAAAGGTATTGAAGAAGGTATCGAATACGTAGCTGGCTTACAAGACAACACACCTGGCGAACTAGCAAACCTGCTAGCAACTGAAGCAGCTATCGGCGCAGGTGGAGAGGCTTTGTTTGGCTTGGGTGGAAAACTTCTTAAATATACCTTTGGTCAAAAAGCTTTAAGTAAAGGCAAATTAGGAGCAGAAGATTTAAAAATGGCCTCTGCTATTTCTAAATCAGGAGTGGTAGATTCTAAAACAGGAAAAAGATATAAAGGTGCTGCGGCTATAGCGGCGATGGACAGTCCTTTAGCTGGTTTGTTGCAAGGAATTGCAGAAACTGTATCTAAGTATCAAGGCAGAAAAATAGGTGTAAGAAATGTTTTGGCAACAGATGCTAAAAATGTTTTTAGATCAACCAACGATTTAACCGCTGGGTTCGATAAAGAGATAGACGATCTTATAAAAACTGGTTTTGGCGACAGCGTTGCAGACGTTGCTGCTGGTAAAAAATTAGGAGCATCAATCTCAAGAGCTTTTAGAGAAAGCCAAAAAAAATTAAATACAGCTAACAGCAACGTCAGAAAAATGATGGATGATGTGTTGGGAGATTTTGACGCTTTTGCAGAATCTGCTACAACTCAAGCTGGAGAAGAAATAAGAACTTTAACAGCTCAAGGTTACAACGCTTGGTATGACGCTCAAAGTAAACTGTATGAATCCACTGGTAAGTTTTTTGAAATACCAAGAAATCTATCAGAAAAAGTTTTGTCCTTTGAGGCGTTTTCCAGGCCTGGAATGGGTATACAAGCAAAGTTTATTGATGCAGAACCTTTAAAAGCATACGTAGATAACATTTCAGCAAATGCTTTAGACGATTCAGGAAAATTAAGTCTTGAAAAAGCTGGAGCTCAATTTAGTGACTTGCAAAAACTTTTGAACAAAACAAGTGAAAATTTAAGCTTAAAAGAATTGTTAGAGTTAAGAAGCGGATTAGCATCTGCTAACAGAATAACAGAATCTTCTAAAGAGTTTGCGTCTATTGCTTCTTCAGATAGAAGTCATCTTATTGGTATCATAGATGACACTTTAAGAAGATTAGAAAATGGGGATGATATTGCTTTTAATCAATTGCAACAATTTTTTAAACAAAATTTAGATCAATCAAGAGAAGAAATAACAAGAATAGGAAATGAAATTTTAGAAAAAGAAAGTGTTGCCGATCAAAGTCTTTATGGGTTAATGCAAGAAAGTGCAAGAGTAAATGCAAGCGAAGAATCCATAAAAACTTTAAGAGAGTTTATTGCTAGGCAAGATCCAAAATTTGTAGATGCAATCCAAGAAGCTCAAAAAAACATATCTAAAGCAGAAGATAACATTTTAAAAATTGGAAATGAAATACAAAAAACAAACGATGAATTGTTAGACGCATCAAATTTTTATAGAACAGATGGAGAGTTTAAAGATCCATACATCAGAGGCTTGGAAGAATCACGTGATAAATTAAATGATGCTAGGAGATTGGCTCTTGAAGAAATTAGAAATCAAAAACAAACTTTAGATGATCTTCAAACTCAACCTGGTTTTAAATCGTTACAACAAATAGCAAAAGAAGATATAGAGGCTCTAACAAGAGAACAAAACTATTACAACAAAGTTATTGACGATATAACCGAAAATAAAAAAATAGATCCTAGAAAATTACAGGCCCAAATGCAGTCTATTAGAATTGCAAATGATTTTTATTCAAAAGGCATGGAAGCATTTAACCAAGGTTTGTATAAAAGTCTTTTAAATGATGTGGCAGCAGGTGGATTAGATATAGACAAAATATTAACTCAAGTTGTTATGAAAAAAAATAACGGCGATCAAGTTAAGAGATTGTTTGATACTTTAGACGTAGATACAGCAGCATTTAGAAAACAAAGATTTAAAAAAATAGTAGACGACGAAGAAGTTTCAACAGGCAGAGTTGATAGATCAAAAGCTCCGACAAGAAGCGCTTTAGAGTTTAGCAAAAAACAAAGAGACATATTGGCAGACGCAGAAATAGACGTAAAAGATCCTGTTTTTCAAAATAAAGAACAAGTTCAAGGCATATTACAAAAAGAGTTTTTACGAGACATTGTAACCAGAGTCCAGAAAGGTTCTGATATTGTTAACTACAAACAAATAGCCAATACAATCGAAGGGTATGGTACAACTGCCGATACTTTGTTCGGGCCTACTGGCAAAAGAGAATTATTAAAATCTTTAAGAGAGGCAGACCAGTTTGTAAATGTTGGTACTGTAGATGAGCTAGACGATTTGCTTGCTAGAACTGCTAACGTGGATAACGTAATAGAAGATTTAACAGCAAAGGTTGCAGCTCAATCTGAGTTAGACGAAATAGCAAAATTAGATGTTTTTAAAAGAATACAAAACGGAACAATTGATTCAGAAAATATAGTTAACACTTTGTTTAAATCTGGTAACTCAGAAGAAATAGCAGCCGTAAAACAATTGTTAGGGCCAGAGTCTGTTGAGTTTAAAGAGTTTCAAACTGCGGCGATGAGAAAAATACTTAACGATTACGTTAATCCAGGAGATGACACAATTGAAAAACTTTTTAAAGACGGAAAGTTTTACGACGCTATACTTTCTCCAAACGGATATGGGCAAGCTGTATTAAGAGAAACTTTTGGAGATGCTCAGTATGACCTTTTAAAGAAAGCTGCCGCTAGGTCTAAGTTTCTTGTTGGAGGAGAAAGAGGCGCTCAAGGCGGAGGTCTTTTTACCCAAGGTTTGATGTTTAATATTATATTTAGGCCTTTACAAGCATTGCCTCAATTTGGAGCTTTAAGAGCCTTATCGTTTTTATTGGGAAGACCTAGATTTACTCAATGGTTGGCTGGGGAAATACCAGACAAGGCATTTCTAAAAAATGATCTGCCCACTCTATACGACGCTCTTGGCGTTGGTCAGCCAATAAGAAGAGCCATAGGAATACAATCCATAACAGAGCCTGTAAGAGAAGCCTCAGAATATGGACGAAGACAATTTGAAAATCAAGGAGTTGATCCAAAGTCTCCTATAGCTTTAGACCTACCAGAGATTGAGCCTGCTAACTTGTCAGCTCAAAATCAAACAACACCAAGTTTAAATCTTTTAGGCGGTAATATGGCTAATATGGATATTGCTCAAAGACTAGCAAATTTAAGTTAACTTTTAATTAAATAAAGATCCCAGTTATTTCTTAGCACTTCCAACCAGTTTTCGATTGGCATAACTGCTACCTTGTCGTTATCTTCTTCCCACTCAGGATTAATCGCATATAACGGAACGCAAACCCGAATAGGTTTACGATTGTATTTAAAAATTAAAACAGGGATACGGCCGTCTGTCGCTTTGCAGACTTGATCCCACCAACCTTGTTGATACCAATCCCCCTCTTTGTAAAACTTGCACTCTACGGCGTGATGAGGAATGTTTATATCGCAAAGATCTTTAGATTGATATTGGTCTAGGTTACGCTTGCAAACGTAGTCAATACCTTCAGACTCAAAAAATTCGTTTAATATTTTAGCAACGTCTCTTTCAAACGTCGCTCCCTTTGTTCTTGAGTTGATCGGCATCCTTCTTCTCCTTTAAAGTTCTTTCTTTCATTAGTAACTCTAGCTCATGCCAGCGATACATTCTTTTGTTTACATGATCCCAAAACCACCCTTTATAATCGTGCAGCTTTTCCATTGGGTCTTCCATTATTTATCCTTTTTGTAATTATTAACTAATCCCATTTCTTCTCTATCAAAACCTAATGGATGAGGAGATAAACACTCTAGCTCATCTTTACTGAAATGAATGTAAGGTTCTGAGTCTTCTTCATAAACAGGTTCTGCAATTGTACCAAATCTTACATCGTATATGTGATCTCTTTTCCAAGTATGACTGTAAACGCTGTCTGTCATTGCATACACAATTACAAATGGTTGATTGGTAGCTAAAGATAAAGCTGAACCCATTCTAAGCTTGCTAGCAGAAAGTAATAAAGTGTCATACTTGGTAATACCAAAAGTTCTGCATTTTACTTCTAACCAAAAAGAAACTTCTCTTGATTCACACCAGTAATCTAAGCCGTAGCTGACTGGTAGTTTATGGCATCTCACATTCCAAAGGCCCTCTATAAAACCAGCGACACGCTCTTCGCGTTTCTGGTCATTGATGTTTTCCATTTTTGGTTTTGGCTTATCCATTGATCTCTCCTTTTTTAAATGCAATACGAACACAATATTTGCGAACAATTGCAACAAGTGTAAATACTGTTGTTTGAACAACAGATGTGGTTAACAAGCTAACATTAAAATAATTACATAGATTAAGAACAAGAAAAGATAAAGGTAAAGCTATCACCAAGCCAACAGCTACATCGCTGAGACTTTCTCTTAAAGCTGGTTTATCAATCTTCATTAAAAAATTCTGGATCAATCGCAACAATACGTTTGGTTGGTCGCCCAGTTCCTTTTGCTCTTAAATCTTTTTCTTGTATCTCCCCTGAGTTTTTTAATCTTTCGATAATTTCTTTTACTTCGTATGACTTCATTGATCTAAATATTTCACGTCTATCAATATCACGTTTGCTTATACCCCATTCTCCTTGCGATCTAATAAAGCTAAGTATTTGTTTAATACGACCTTCCATTTCAGAACCTGCAACTTTATCTTTACAGCTTTCAATCAACACTTGATCGTAGTAATAAACATAATCAATTGCCCATTGAGTAATATCTCCCCTAATAGTTTTGGCTTTGCGATCATCTGCCAAAGCTCCAATCAAAGCTAGTCGCATGGCTTTTTCTCTTGTTCTTGATAACAAAACCTCAAGACCTTCTTTCTCTAAAGCATTTTGTTGGTCTACCAGCTTGTAAGCTAGACTATCTAGCAAAGCATTAGAATCATCATCAAACTTCAAAACTCTTTGTTTAAAATCTAGCTCAGCATTGTCTCTGGATATTTGTTCCATTTCATTGTCAACTTGTCTTACATGTGAAACCCAGTTGTATGTGGATTGCGGAGGCTCGACAAAAGAAACCATTTTACCGACAGTTCTTGGCACGTGAGACTCAACAACAATAAATCTATTGAGGAAACCGTCTACAATACGGCCTGTTGATAAAGCACCGTAAAAGTTTTTAGGCACACTCATACCGACCAAGGTAATCGCAGGTTTAATCGTTGATCTATCCAACACTTCTTTTTGCTGTTTATTGGTCAGCGTCATCATTGAATAGTTATCTGGTCTTAGAACGCCATGACATCTTCCCCAAGTCTCCATAAGTATTTGCAAAGCATCTTCTTTATTTGAGTTAGAAGATTTAGATATGCTTTCCAATCTTTTACCAAACTCATCCATTACAGTTATATGAGTTGGCTTGTATCTAAGCAAACTATAAATAGCACCACTTGATGTATAACCGTCTCCTGCCATTAAGTCGCTGTACTCCGCATGATCTAAAATAGTTTCAACAACCGTCTTAACATTTTCTTTACCTTGCCCAGACTTAGCGATACACATAAAGAACAAAGACGCAAAGTTATTCATATTGGTTCTATACATTCTGCCCAAGGCTACCGAACCTAAAGACAAAGCTGCTTGCATGCTAATAGCTGGTTGAGAAATATGTGCTATCTGTTCAGAGTATTCGTAGATATCTTTTAATACCCCTGGAGGAGAGAAAAGATTGACAGGCTCATTTACATTCTTGGTTGTTGATATATAAGCTGGAGCTTGTTGGTTTTTTCTGTCATGAGTTTTTTGTATTGAATTAACTGTTGTAGATATTTCACTTGCTGATAAAGGCGGGGTATTTTGTTCGTTCCAAGACTGAACAAAAAACTCTGTAAACTCTGTATTTAAACCTTTGGCTATTAAATAACCTGCAAGTCTTGCAGCTTGATCGTTCCTGCCACCTTCTGATATACCGTCAATAGATAAAGGTGCGGCTATTGGTTTTCCGTTAACCTTCTCAACTCCCGTTATTTTTATCCATAACTCTTGAGTTAGATTCGGTAAATCTTCAATATCATTTAGATCCCAATCATCAATTCTTGTAGGAGTATAAATAGCACCAGTTGCATGAATATTATGCGGAGCAACAATCAAGCCTCCAACACCTCTAATATCAATTAACTTGGCTGGGTCATAGCCTTCAGTTCTTTTGGCTACCCAGGTAGTAAAGTTTTCTGGATTGTTATAATAATAATGAACCCCTTTGCCTGTTGCTACTTTAAAAGGTGTTACTGGTAAGTTGGCTTCACACCAGTTTACGGCTTCAGGTGTGTCTGCATCTATAACAATAAATTTACCGCAGACTAAAGCGACGACTAGATCATCTCGCCCCTTAAACCATTTTTCAATTTCTTCCGTCGTCGGCTGTCGCTCTTGAAACTTTTGCCATCCACCTAATTCTTTAGGCGGAACTTTATTATGTCTATGTAGTGGTACTACGCTTATGCCATGTTCTGCATAAGCCAGAGCTAAGTCCAACGCAGAATCTTGCGCTGTTACTTGTAAATTGAACACTATTAGTCTTCGCCATTCTCTTCGATAGGGCCAAAGATAGATTCAAAGTCTAGCTTGCCACCAGATGCTTTGATAATTTTTTTGGCTTGTTTAATTGAAGGTTGTCTTAAACCATACCTCCAAGCTTTAGTTGATGCGGGAGAGCAGTCA